GCGCAGGAACGTGTACGCACGCAGGCGACGGGGCGTGGGACTACGCGCCCACGCAGGCGGAGACCGATGGTGCGCACTGTCGGTACACCTGTACACTGGACGGGGCGATCACGCAGACGGTGCAGGTATATACTGATACTGCGGGTTCCGGCGGTGGGACTATCGAGTGGACGTATGAGGTCACGGACAGCGTTTCCGGGTTGCCGATCAATGACGTGCTGGTACAGTTGCGACATCCTGATTCCGGGGCTGTGCGGTTTCAGGCGACGACCAACGCCCTCGGGATTGCGACGTTTCTGTTACAGGCCGCAGACATGGGGACGTATACAGCGGTCAGCATACCGGGCGGCAATTATGAGGGTGCATCCGAGGAGGTGACGATCAGTGCCGAATGATGGTATTACACTGACCCCGGTAACGACCGGGACTCTATGGCTGACCACGGGTGAGGCGGACACGTATTTCTCCACCCGTCTCGGTGCGTCCACGTATTGGACTGCCGGGACAGACAAAACGGCGGCACTCACGACGGCGCAAAACGACTTGGTCAATTGCGGGCTGTTCGTGTGGCCCGAGGACGAGAATGGCGACGTAGACCCGACCACGGCGATGCAGAACGCGGTGTGTGAGCAGGCGTTGTTTCGCCTTCGGGATGTGGCCGGGGTTGATGCGCGTGCCGACCTTCAGGGGCAGGGTGTGACCCGCGCAAGCATTGTCGGGGAGGACTATCGGGGTGCGGGGGGTATCGTGATATGCGCTCAGGCTCAGGCGCTTTTGGTCGGACTTCGGGATTCGTCAGCGGGCTATGGCTCGTTCGACGTGACCCGGTAAGGAGGCTGCCCGTGAAATGGATTTCCGAGCATTTGGAAACCTTGGGCGCGTTTGTCGCCACCAGCGTTTTCGGTTTGCTGATCTGGATTGCCAGACGTGGCGGCGCGGAAGCGTGGCACACAATGCAAGCCACGCACGACCACGAACGGCGGTTGTGCAGTATCGAGACCCACTTGACAAAGCGCGAGGTTCTCTGCACTGACCACCGGGAAGAGTTGAGCGAAATCAAGGAACTGATCGCGGAGGGAAGCATGAAGACCTTGATCGCAATCGGTGACATCGGGCAAAGGGTCGCGAAATTGGAAGGCATCAACCGGGAACGCCATCGGCTACACCGTCGTGGCATGGAGGACTCTCAAGAATAATGGCGGTCGCGGCAACGGCAACGAAACTCAACGACACCGGAGGGAACTACCTCCGGAATCTGCTATCGGCGTATCGGCAGGCCGAGGCGGAGTTGAGCCGTCAGCTGTTGTCGGCGCGAAATACCGAGTTCGGCGAGTGGAGACTCAACGACCAGCTTACCCAGGTACGGGGTATCATCTCGGCCCTTGACGCGATGGCGACAAGCGAAAGCCCGAAGGCACTCAAGGCGGCATACGAAGACGGGGTTGACCTTGCCGAGCTTGCCCTCAGGAAAGCGGGTATAGGTGCGGTCGCCGAGAACTTCGGGAACGCCCTCAACACGGCAGCATTCCAGGCTATGCAACAGAGGATGCTGGCCGACCTGATGTCTGGCAATTCGGCCCTGAAAAAGCAGATGGAACAGGCAATCCGTAAGACCGCCCAACTCCTCCTCGACGAACGGACAATCCAGAAACAGATCGCTTCCGGGATCCTGCAAGGCAAAACCGCTAAACAGGTGGCGCGTGACCTTGAGCGGCAGTTGTCCTCGGTCATGCGGGACGGCGTGAAGGTTCCTGTATTATGCAAAGACGGCAAGATCCGAAAATATGACCCGTCTTATTATAGTGACCTTGTCGCTCGGACAATGACACGGGCAGCAGCATCGCAAGGGACGCTCGACAACACCCGCGCATGGGGCGTTGACCTTGTGCAGTTTTCCGACCATGCGAACGAGTGCGAAGTCTGTCAACCTCTCGAAGCGAAGATATTTTCCATCTCCGGTAAGCACCCGAAATACCCGAAGTTGACCCCTTCCGAGACCCCGCCGATACACCCGAACTGCAAACATGTGATCGTGCCCTATGTGGAGATTCCAGAGTGATAGGAGCATATGCGGTTGATGACATTACTATTGTGCGGGCGACGCTCGATCAGTGGGGGGAGGTCTCCTCCTCGACGAGTACCGTTGTGCGGGGGCGGGTGGATTGGAGGTTTCGGAAGGTTCTGGACAACGGCGGTGCGGAGAGGACTGTCCGGGGTCGGATACTCACGGCAACGGAGGTGCTACTCACGGATCGGCTTACCATCGGGTCTGAGACGTACTCGGTTGTCGCTGTCAACCAGATTCGTGGGTTCGGCGACCCGTACTTCTATGAGGTGTATGTGGCGTGAGTGACGTTCCGTTTGAGACCGGATTCGCAAAAGCCCTTGAGGCCGCTTACGATGCGGCGCACCGGGGTCTGGTGTTGGCGGGTATGCGTCTCATTCGCGATGCCGTCATGGAGCAACCCACCGTGCCGATTGACACCGGACATTTGCGCGGGAGTGGGACTGTCCACGCCCGGAATGTCATGCAGTATGCCTCTGCCGAATTTGGCAGCGGAACGCCGAACAACGGGCCGGAACAGACCGGGGCACTCACGGCGGTGGTTGGTTTCAACCAACCTCAGGCCGCGAGATTGCACGAACATCCTGAGTACCATTTCACTGACCCGGATGCGGGCGGGAAGTATTTGGAATTGAAAATGCAGCGGAACGCGAAGGCATATGGGAAGATCATCGGGGCGGCGATCAAGGAGCGTTTGTGATGTCGTACCTCACGCAGGATATGGCCACGTGGTTAGCGGGAAAGGTGGCCGGGTGGACTACGGGGACAAACCTGTTTGCGGGACACTTCCCGGAGGACGCGCCGGACACGGCAGCGGTTTTGCTTGAGCGGACGGGTGCGGCAATCGAGCCGCATGACCCTGATTTTCAGGAACGCCGGATCCAACTTTGGGTGCGTGCGCCTACGCAGTTTTCTGCGGAGGGTGCAGCGTGGACATTGTTTGACGGGTTGGTGTCAGCGGCAACGTTCGCGGTGACGATGGGCGGACACACGATACTGACGGTAAGCGGGATTTCCCCGGCTCTGGTGGGGCGCGACTCCAGAGGCAGGTTTGAATACAGCGCCAATTTGACAGTGCGCCTCCGGGCGACATAAGGAGAGACTGAAGTATGGCAGCATTTCTGAAGGACATCGGCCCGGCGGATATCATTTTCGACGGGTCAAGCATCGGCGCGGTACAGAACGTCGTCGTGACGATCAATCAGGAGGACGCTCACGGAACCACAGGCGGAACAGGCATCGCCCCGGTAAGCGCGACGCTGAAAGGGCGGACAGCAACCGTGGCGTGCGAGGTCACTCAGGCCACGTTGGCGCAGCTTAACGATTTGATTCCCGGAAGCGATCTGGGAGACGGCGCCGTAACGGACGACCTTCGCATTTCCGTTGATGCGGGGCTTGACCTGACCAGCTATGCCAAGACGCTGATCGTAAAGCCGAAGGTCGGCGGGACTACCAGCACTACGGCGGCAGAGTGGATCATCGCGCCCAAGGCGTACCCGCGCCCCGCGATTGAGCTTCCGTACAACGTCGAGGATCAGAGGGTATTCAACGTCGAGTTCGTGTGTATGCCTGTTCTCGCGGCTGACCTGCTCACAGGCGGATTCCTCTACAAGAGCGGTACACCCGATTATGCGGCGGACGAGTTGATCATCTTCGGCAAGGAGGCGGCAAGCTAAATGAGATACGAACCGACAGCACAGTTGCGGGCGGGGTTGGCGGAGTCTATTGAGTTCGAGTTTTCCGGGCGTGAGTTTCGGATTGCCCGCGTGCCCCTGGGTGTCATGGATGTGGTTGCGGAGGCGCAGACCTCCGGGGGCACGTCGGCCTCTGCCCTCCTCAGGGTGATCGAGGCATTCATCGGCGCGGAGACGATGCGCGAGTTGGGTGAGCCTGACCTTCGGGAAGTGCTTCCGCTCGCCACGTGGTTGGTCGAACAGGTTTCCGTTGGGCTTGCGGTGACGGAAAAAAAGTAGGGAGGGCGTGGGCACGCATCCTGTCCACGTTCCCCGGAATCGGATACTCAGACCTTCGGCGAATGGATGCCCGCGAAGTCGTGTTCTGGGTTTCCGAGGCCGAAAGGGTTGAGTACGAACGTCGGTCGTGGGGTCTCGCGGAGGCTGTATTTGCGCACACGGACGTGGGCGGGAGGAGAGAGATACAACAGACCTTGGAGACCTCACGGCGGCGATACGAAGGCATGAACCCGGACGTGGCCGAGATGCGCCGGGAACAGGAACGGGAACGTTGGCGGCGAAACTTGCGCGACCTGAAAGCGTTGTGCGGCGGAAGGAGATAGTATGGCGTTTGATGCGGGGTCAATAGTCGCGAATCTTAAGTTGGACGATTCCCAGTTCCAGGCGGCGACGAAAAAGGCGAAGATGTCCGCTGGCGACCTCGGGCGTGGTCTTGCTCTTGCGGGTGGGGCCATTACTGGTGCCTTGGGCTTGGCGGTCAATTCGGCGGTCAAGTTCGAGGACAGCATCGCCAACATCGCCACGCTCGGGGTCAAGGACATGGAGTCCATGCGCGAGGCTGTGCTGGACGTTTCGACCGCTTACGGGCAAGACCTGAATCAGGCGGCAGAGGCCGCATATCAGGCAATCTCTGCCGGGGCCGATGCGGCACAGGTTCCCAACATGCTGGCCGAGGCGGCTGAGGCGGCAGTTGGCGGCATGACGGATATGGTTTCGACAATGGACATGGCGACCTCTATCCAGAACGCATACGGGCAGAGCCTGTCTGATATCGGCGATATTTACAATCAGGCGCAGGTGGCGATCAATAAGGGGAAAACGACCTTTATAGAAATGAAGGATGCGGTTGGTCGCGTCGCGCCGATTTTCTCTGCCGCTGGCGTGTCCACAGAGGAGCTATTTGCGTCACTGTCCTCCTTGACCTCTGGCGGAATCATAACGACGGAATCCATCACGGGCCTCAAGGCGGCGATGACCTCGATCATATCTGGGAAAGTCGCACAGACACTTGGCGATCAATTCAACGTGTCTGCCCTGCGGACAATGACATTCAAGGAGTACCTGGATCAGCTAAAGACGGCTACTGGCGGCAACATCTCTGCCATGCAAGAGGCACTTGGTTCCGTCGAAGCGTTTAATGCGGTGCTTGCGATGACCGGAGGCGGGGCGCAGAAATTCAGCGAATCTATGGACATGATGACCTCCGGGCTGGACGCGATGGGGCAGGCGGCACAGGCAAAAATGGAAACAACGGGGTTCGCTTTGTCGCAGATGAAGGCCGAGATGCATCGTCTATGGATTGAGGTAGGCGATGCGTTGACCCCGGCCCTGACAGAGTTGGCAAAGGCTGCACTCCCGATAGCAGAGTGGGTCGGGAAGATGGCGAAGGAACATCCGGGTATCATCCAGTTGGTTGGGGCTATCGGCCTGTTGGCGGCAGCAACTGGCTCCGTGATGGCTGCGGTAGGCCCGTTGAGTGTGACGCTCAAGGCGATCAGTGCGGCATTGACCGGAATCGGGCCTGCGATGGCGGGGTTGTCCGGCATGTCGATTCCGGCGTTCGTCGCGGCGGCTGGCCCGTGGGTGGTGGCGATTGGTGCGGCTGCGTATGCCCTCTGGAAAATCGTCGAGGCCGCTGGATTAGCGTCTGAGGCTATCGATGGACTCAGGCAGACCAACGAGCAGCTCGACCGTGTTAATGAGCGGGGACGGAAGCAACTCGAAGCGAAGGGCATCGCCATTGACAACCTCGCATGGAAGGAAATGAACGCGGCCCAGCAAACTCAGTGGATTGTGGACGCGAACAACAAGCTGAAGGAACGGGAAGCCGAGACGTATCGGCGATTTCAGGCAGCGGCTACGGGTGCGCTCGATGGGGCGACCCGCTCTACGGAGCAGTATTCGCGGGCGATGGAGACCACGGGGAAAACGGTAGAGCAGGTGACCGGGCAGGCGCGGGAGAGTCTGTTCCGGTTCGACTTGTCGCACAGGGAAAGCCCGAGTGTTCTCGACCTCGCGTTTGATTCGTTCTCGGTGTACCTCGGTGGGTTGGAGGGTCTCGTTGCCAGAATCATCGGCCTTGCCCAAAAGGCGAAGGATGCCCTCATGTGGGGGTTCGGGGGCGGCTTCGCGAATGGCGGGGTGGTTCCCGGTTTCGCGTCCGGTGGCGTTGTCGGTGGACACAGGATTGTGCGGGTTGGCGAGATGGGGCCGGAGATGGTTGCGTTGCCGAGCGGAAGCCGGGTGATGTCGCATGGCGATATGATGAGGTCGGTACAGGCAAACAGCGGCACGAATATCAGTATTGCGATCAACGGGGGCGTGACCGACCGGAACGCGGCGGAGCATTTGGCGCGGGAGATTGACCGACGGCTGCGAGACCGCTTAAGGAACCGCATGGCCGTCCACGGCGTAAGCGCGGCGAGGGTTTGATATGGGAACATACCTGAGTATTGGCGGGACGGACTATACCGACCTCCTATTGATTGACGCACAGCCAATGTCGCCTATGCGCCCGCGTGTGTGGATGGGCGAATACGGGGCGAAGTCGGGGGTACGTGCCCACGTGGAGACGTACCAGGAGCGGACGCTTGAGGTGACCTGTTCCCTGCGGGCCGCGACCCCGGCGGCGTTCTACGCCCGTCAGGATATCGTTCTGGGTGCGCTCGATGCGCTCAACGGCGAAGTGCTTCTGAACCTCGGGACGATGCGGGCACAATCGGCGGCATTGCAACGGGGGTATCTCGCAATCCTGACCGGGTTGACCACGACCCAAACGAGCGAACAGAGTGCCGAGTACGAGATGGAGTGGTTGGTTCCCTCAGGGACGGCATGCGCGTTATCCTCGACCACACAGACCGGCGTTACGATTGCGGCAACCATGTACGAGCCTGCAACAGCGGGGCAGACCGTGGCCGGGAACCTGCGTGCCGATGTGGTTTGGACGTTCACGGCAGGCGGGAGCGTGACAGCGATCACGTTCGCCAACTCGACTACGGGGCAGACGTTGGAGTGGACTGGAAGCCTGAGCGCGGGGGAAAAACTGAAGCTGGACGGGGTCAAATACCATATCGAGAAGTACACCGGGGGCGCGTGGGAAAACGCGATGGCGGGCCTTGATGACGCTGACCCCTTCCCCCAACTTCAAGGCGGGGTAAGAAACACGTTGACCGTTTCTGGTATCGCCGGGACGCTCGACTACACGTATCGGCCTCAATTCCGGTGGTGACAAGTACCTGACATGGCAAGCGCATATTACACGATTGACCTTTACTATGACACGACCCGCAAGGCCCGTATCGTCGATTGGCTCAGCGGCGAATATGAGGCTGAGTATTCCGCCCCTTCGCGGTTGACGCTCACGTATCCGGGGGACGGGGACTGGGCCGCTTATATGCGGTATCCATACTACTTGGTGCTTCGGGAACCGTCCGGTACGGCAATCGACAAACTGCTGATTCAGGAGGCGGTGCGGACGAGGGGACCCGATGGGCAGGTGGTCGTGACGGTCTCGGCTATCGGCATGCTGGGGCAGCTTGGCAGCGAGATAATCAGCTACGACACGGGCGAGTCCGGCGAGACCGTCAGCACGATTGTGGCGGGGCTGTTGGCCCTGCAAAGCAACGGGAAGCTCACGGCGATCACGGCGGGGACTATCGACTCGGCTTATGGTACTCAGACCCAGGTTCGGGCGTGGAAGCACGTCAGCATTCTGTCGGCCCTGCGTGACCTGCACGATGTCGTGGGCGGTGTCCTGTGGGTGGATATCGGCGGGGCGTTGCAATGGGATTCGGCCATGCGCGTGGATGTTGGGCAGCATATTCGCGTTGAGAAAAACCTGCCGACCATCGAAGAGACCACGGACTACTCATCTATCCGGACTCGCGTTGTCGCTATCGGGAAGGGCAGCGGGGAAGACCAACTGACCTCGACGCAGACCAACGCAACGGCCACATGGGGAACGATTACGGAGGTTGTCGGGCTCCCGCAGGTGGACGATCAGGATGAATTGGACGCACTCGCGACAGAGTTGGTGACGCAACTATCGGCCCCAAGGCGAAAGTACCAGATCGGGGTGCTGGACTATTCGTGCTTCGATTGGTCGGAGTACTCCTTCGACGCTATCCGGCTCGGGACTGGTATCGATATCGTGGATGACCATTTCCGGCGGGCAACGCACACCTCCGAAGGCGCAACAGAGGCTCTCGTCGTGCATACGGAAGTCATCCGAATCCGGCGCCGCCTTGAGGAACCTTGGGACGTTGAGGTGGAGGTCGCGAATCCGGATGTTACCGTGAACGCGCCGGAGCGGGCCTATGCGGAAAGCCTCACGGACTACCTCGCGAATCAGGCAATGGACAACGCGGGGTATTGGGACAACGGGCTATGGGCCGATGACGTGCCTGAGCTTGCCGGCGTTGAAGCGGGTGGTTGGCCCACGGGCGTTACCGGGCTCGGGACAGACGTGCAGTCTACCGGGTCGGCAAATGCCGCCGGGGACAATGACGCTGTGGCCCGCGATGACCATGTGCATACCATCACCTATGGAATCGTGGATGACATCACAGACGTGACCTTCGCCACGAAGGGTGCGGGGGTGGACTGGAAGCCCGCACGCGGGGATCACCAGCATCAATTTCCACCGGGAAGCAACATCCAGAGTATCGGCAGGGCGAATGCGGCGGGGAGTGGGACTGCCCCGGCACGCGATGACCACGTGCATAAGGGTCTTCGGTTGTTCGCGGTGTCGGATATCACTGCATCACCTGCCGAGGGCGAAGTGTGGACTGTCGGGGATATTGCCGCTGAGGATACCGGGGACGGGGTTTACGAGATCTATATCTGGGTTGGCAACGATTCCAACCACGCAACGGAACCCGGAAGCTGGGTGCTTGCAAGCCAGAACTTCCCCGAGGTCGCGAGTTTGCCGGCAATCCCGACGCGCCCGAAAATCGTCTGGTACGATGACCAACTTTGGGCGGCGGGGCCTGACCTCACCGAGTGGTATCCTTTGATGACGTATACAACTACGGCAGGGACACCGCCCGGATAATGGCCTATTCCTGGACGACACTCAATAGACTGGTAGATGTGACCGTTGCGACCGAGTTCTACAACGAGGTCAAGCGCAAGTGGTTGCGGTCTGGCATTACAGACTACTACACGGGCACGGCGTTCAACGAATCGTATCTGTCCGGGCTGGATTCGAGCAGACCGAGGGACTACGCCTATTCGGTGTGGACGTATTGCGAACCGTTCCTGTTGAAGATGATCGGCTTTGAGGTTTGGGATACCGTCACGTATCCGACGACGTTCCGGGACTCCGACTGGACGGCCTACACGCCATTGGGAGAACCTCCGACCCTGACAACGAACCCGGCAAGCTGGCAGGCGTGGGTGACGTTCTGGCGGGCAGAACTCGAAAATCTGAAGTGGGTTGAGAATGTCGCGCCAAGCAATAATCGCAGCAACATCTATGACGATTGGATGTCTACCACGTCCCCGAGCCTCATCTGGAATTCCAATCAATGGAGTATAACGCCGGATTTCCCGTCCACACCTGAAGGCAGCAATAGTTCCACCTATGAGGTCGGGATACAGTTTGGCGTGAAATTCGATACATACGCATGGCAAGACTACCTTACGGGAAGTGTGTATTACTCGTTCTCCTCAGATTCATTTGGGCTTGATGAGGTCACTGATGAGGATACCGAATTAGGGGCGTTTCAACTTTCCGGAGCATTCGATCCGGACACATTTGAATTTGATTCGTCATTGAAATATGGGTTTACATTGAATGTCTATAAGCAGGAGATACAGACATGGGGACTTGATGCGGTAGTTTTTGAGACCACTGGCGTTCCGGGCGATGTGACGATTGACTATGAATGGAACTCCTCGGGGAACATTACGACCCCAACGCTCGGCAGTGGTAACGGGACAGCAATAGGGGCGTTGAGTCTTGATGAACGCAGCTTATCCTCGGGGGGTCTTTTGTGGGCGACTACTGGGGGGGCGGACACCGGGTCAGAAACGGGAACATGGGAAAGCGCAATCCCTTACGATTCCTCAAAGAAATGGGACGTTACCGAATCCGGCGGCACTATATCCGCGAGACTTGAGTTTCTGTACTCGGTTGGTGTCGGCTCCGGATCGCCATCGTTTACGGCGACGATGACTGGGACTGGAACCGTAAACCTACAGGTATACAACTGGGGAAATACGTCATGGGAAAACACAGGGCGGTCATTGTCAAGTTCTGGGTGGTCTGGTACTGCCTCGTCTGTGACCGATGCTAATGTAGGTGGCGGGTCAAATGAGGGGGTGCTGAAGTACCGACTATATGGGACGAGTTTGGGGACAAGTGCGAAGGTTTCCATTACTCAGGCTGGCGTTTCTGTCAAGTCTGCGTTGCCCGTTTCTTTCAGCACACTATCCCAGTCCACGATGGTTCTCGGAATGCATATGAAGTATTACATGAGCGAGGACGCACGCCAACCCGGAAGCTGGGCCGACCCGTTCATATATCAGGATGAGTACGAGTACCTGCTCTGGGGGCGAATCGGAATAACGGGGGCGGGTGCGACAGATCCAATATGGGTACTTAGAATGAGGTACAGCATTGATGACCCTTCGTGAGGAGAACGAATGAACCTGAGTGGGTTACAACGGACGCTTGTGCGGCAGATCGTGAACATTTTCGAGACGGGGAAACCCGAGGGGGAGTATGGCCGGGTAACGGTTATTCCGGGGGACACGGGCCACCTGACCTACGGGAGGTCGCAGACCACGTTGACATCGGGTGGGCTATACCTTCTGATCAGGGCGTACTGCGAGACTGACGGGGGTAAGTACCGGGGGCAGCTACTCGGGTATCTGGGGCGGCTTCGGGCACGGGATACCGCCCTCGACATAGACGCGCACCTACATTACCTTCTTCGTGAGGCCGGGGCTGACCCGGTTATGAGGATGGTGCAGGATAGTTGGTTTGACCGTGCGTACCTGGGGCCAGCGGAACAGGCGTGTGATCGCCGTGGGTTCGCTGAGGCGTTGTCCCTGGCTGTGGTCTACGATTCCCATGTCCACGGATCGTGGGCGCTGATATCAGCCCGGACAGACCGGGAAATCGGCGCGGATGCAGCGGAGATACTCTGGGTGGAGAGATACCTCCGGGTGCGGCGGAAATGGATTGAGACGCACCGCAGGCGCGACCTGAGGCCGACGGTATACCGCATGACGGCCCTCATGCAGCTCGTCGCAGAGAGACGGTGGAACCTCGAACCTCCCCTGCGCGTGCGCGGGTGGGTGCTGGGAGACCACCACGTGGGGGCCGGGGATGGTTCTGCGGTCTCGGTACGGGCGGATGAAGGCGACCCGCCATTGCTGTTGCTTCGGCGGTCCTGCCTGAGTGGGCGTTGGGTGCGGCGGCTTCAGGCGGTGCTGGGTATCGATACAGACGGTGTTTATGGCCCGCAAACGGAGCGGGCTGTCGTGCAATACCAGAAACGCCACGGACTACGGGAAGACGGAATAGTCGGCCCGGTCACGTGGTCTCACCTACTACAGGAGGATAAGGATGGCAACGTATAGTTCGCGGAAATCGGTCGAGAAGGGGGTCGCGGAAGGGGGAATCGCGGGGTCGTTGGCGATCCTGCTCGGGGTCGCAATGGGTGCGATCAGAGCGAACAACCCCGACCTGCCTTGGGGGACTGAGGTAGACGGGGCGGTCGTTGGCGCGACCACGGGCCTGCTTGCGGGCGTGGCGAAGTGGTGGAGGAATCGGAAGAAGCATCGGTGATAGACTACTGGTAATCCGGGAGAGACAACCCGGAGGTGTGATGCTCGGAAAGGCATCGTTATCGCGGCCCGTCCCAGTGCATGGCGGGGTCGAGTTTTGATAGACTACGGGTCGCCAAAGGTGCATGACGGCCCAGAAAACCACTGAACATCTGGACACCGATTGTCACTCGGACGGAAAGAGCCAATAAATCCGGGCACGTGCGGAGAATCCCACCCTCTCCGTTGCATCCACAAGCCCCCGTGAAAACGGGGGTTTTTCTTTTGGGGCGGGTGTCAAAAAGGGCCAGAAATACCTGAAAAGGTTGTCACTCTGTTGTCACCCCGATTGTCACTCAGGCATCGGGGATTGTCACTCGTGGGGAGCATGGTATAATGTGGGAACCATGTCGGCTACGCCTCTGGGACACGCGAATATAGCCGACCTTCGCGGCGGGGATAGTATCGCCGCCCCTGACGCTCAGGTATCCGGAGACCTGAGCGTTTCTTTTTCCATCGGGCCGGGAAAATGGATAATGATTGCATCGTAATTACGCGAAACGCGGGAATAACTACGTAATGGAATTAGGCGCGAATTAGGATTCGGGGAACTGCCCGCGCATGAACTCATACGCCCCGTTGTAGTCCACCTGGGTGTAGTATCGGAGGGTGGTCTGCAAATCCCGGTGGCCCAATAGTGCCTGATGCAGCTTCGGGTTTGCGCCTCGTCGGGCAAGCCACGTGGCGTAAGTGGTGCGCAGAAGTTTCAGGTGGGCGTGGAAGGGAAGGGGCGCTTCGTGGGCGGCAGTCTGGACTCGGGACAGAAGGACTCGCGGGGGCCAAGGGGAACCATCGGCGCGGGTGAACACGTGGGCCTCGGGCAACTGTCCGGAATTTCCGGATAGTTCGAGGGCTTCCCGGATAGGCGGGGTTATCGGGATGTCTACCTGATAACCGGTCTTGATTTGGTCTCGGACTATTCGGTCGTCGCGCACATCGGCCCACCTGAGGTCTATCGCGTCACTGGGGCGGAATCCCGTCCATGCGATCAGGAGGACTATCGGGTATGCGTCCGGGGAGTGCAGCCGGACGGCATCGAGGAGGGCATCCCGTTGTGCGTCCGTGAGGGCCGTCGGGGTTGGCCGGGGAACCTGCGGCATAATCCACTTTCGAACAGGGGACGATTCCAGGAACCCGGCATCCACGCATGCATTGACCCACGACCTCACAATGGCGATGTTGACGCTCTTCGTTTTGGCGGCCCTGTGTCCCGCAGGGTGGAATTGGTCGGCCCATTGGAGGTATGCCTGTAAGGTCGGCATGGATAGTTGGGATACGCGCCCGATGTGTCGGGCCTTGCAGAACATTTCCAACTCCCTCAGTACCTGGGAGACCTTCGTTATGGTCTTCGGCTTCCGGCCCAGATATACAAGGTGGGTGTTGACGTACCATTCCGTGAGGGTCGATATGGATGGGTCGGGGGCGGGGGAACCCGTCTGCGTGGCCGTGGTGATCGCGTCGTGTTCGAGGAGTCGGGGGAGGTGTTGCTCTGCCCACGCGTCCCGGACGGCATTCGCCTCTCGGACTGATTCCGTGCCCGTCGAAATCCTGACCCGCCGCCCGGATGGTAGACGTAGGTCGAGATAGAGCGTGGGGTCTGCGGCAGACTTCCGGGCCACGGCGATCCTGACAGCGTGGTGACCGACGCGGTATATCTCTGACGGGGACACGGGAACCTTCCATATGTTGTGGTGTTGACTACTGTTTTTTTTTTCAGTATCCTGACGCGCATCGGTGCGCCCCGCGGCTGCAACAGCCGTGCCGGGGATGGCGCGAAATGTGAAGGGAATAGGATGGGTATCAAGTCGTTACTCGACGGGTTTGTCGCGCAAGATCAGGATGGTCAATTGATCCAGTCCCTCATGAGCGGCCTCGACCCAGACGCGGAACTTGCGGGCTTTGTACTCCCGCGCATACTGTCCATCAAGGATGTCGGCAAGGCTTCGTAAGTCGTTACTTAGTTCCCGCGTTACGCCGGATGACCCCCGTTCCTTTTCGGGGGTCTCGTTGTTTAGATACCCCATTGACTCCAGCGTCTCTTCTAATGCCTTCACTTTTTCGTAACCGCCGATGCCGCTGGAACGGAAGTTCGCCAGACCGGACGGGCTGAATCCGGCACGCCTAGCCAGGGATGAGGCATTCATCCCGGCGGCAACAGCTTCCTCTACCGCGTTCTGCACGGTCTCTCTCCACACCTTTTCGTCTGTCATGTCTACAAGCATACCGTTTCCCTTTCCATGATTGTAGTCCTCACGTCAACATGACGGATTTTACATTTTTTCGTTTCATAGGGCGAAAAGAGTTGACAAACGTTTCACGTATCCATTATAATCTGTTCATGAAAGGAGGTGGTGAACATGACCAAACTTGTAAGTTCCGGTGAAGTGGCCCGGATGCTTGGCGTTTCTCGGGCGACGGTGTACCGGATGCGGAAGGAGCGGGGACTTCCCTGCACACGCATTTGCGAGCGCACGTTTCGCTACGACGTGGATAAGGTTCAAGAGTGGGTAGCACGGCAACACCTTGATTCCAGTATAGCAGGAAAATCGTGAATATGTTGATGCGGATTGGAAAAGTCGCGGAGATTCTCGGGACAAGCCGGAACACGGTGAAGAAGTACGTAGAATCCGGTCACATTCCTTCCGTTCCGTTCGGTCGGGAGCGGAGGGTTCGGGAAGAGGACGTTTGGCGAATCGAAGAGAATGGTGTGCTGATTGGGAAGCGTGTGGCTTCCCAAACGGTGCGCGGAACCGGGGTCAAGGTGCTGGCCCAACTTAGAGGTGGAGCATGAATGGAACGGTGACGGTGTCGGAGATGGAATCCTACGTTCACGACTTCGTGAAGCGGAACGGGGATTGGGCGAGGGAACTATCCCGGCAGCTCGAGGACTTCCAGATGGTCTACGGGTATTTGCTCGAGGACATCGACCCGGGGAATGACCTCGCGATTGCGTACAACGCAATTGAGAGTGCGTCCCAGTACCTCGAAGACATCTCGAAGGGGAAACTTCAATGAGCGACGCTCGGTGGAAATCGTACCTCGCGGGGCCACAGTGGCAACGTCTCGTGAAGGGGTTGGAGGCAGAGGTTCTTCGGCAGGCAATAAAAAAGGCCCGTATTGAGAGTACGGGCCACACAACGAAGGCGACAGAGCCTTCCAAAAGGGTAAGCAAATGATAGCACAATCAGAAGTAGAAGTCTACCTGACCGCTCGACAGACCGCCCGCAATGGGCTGGTTGCCATGACCCGGTTCCTGGCTGAGTCCGGGGACTATTCCCAGCTCGAAGAGGCTATCGGCAAGTACGACACGGACATGTGGCGTTTGAGCCGCCCCCACTTCCGTCTTGGCGATGACGCGCGGAGCCAGGAGTCCATCGAGGACGCACTACTCAACGTCCTCGACGAAACCCTCGACGCGATGACGAACCCGCCGCTTCCCGTGATCGGGTTAATCAACAACTGGCGTGCGCTCGAAACCATCAGCGATTCGATGGCCTTCGACGCACGGTACAAGGGTACTGTCCAGGAACCTGAGCGGCTGCAACTGCGGTACGAGTGGAGCGCGTAATGGCACGTCGCGACCTCGCAAGCCTGATCAAGCATCACACCGGGGCGGTCGAGTCGGCCTCCCCGGCCCCCAACACAACGAAGGAACAGAAAATGCAGAACCTACTTGGAATCGAGATTGAGGCCGTCATCGGAGGCGCGTTGATGCGTCTGAACTTCAGCGGAGAACAGAACCCGGCGGAATTGCGCAACGCAATCCTCGCCATCGACCCGAACGCGAAGATGCGAGACGATTTCCCGAAGCGGGGTGGCGGGCCGAGGGACACGAAGTCGGCCCGTGTGCTGGCAATTAACCTGCGTGTGACCGATGGCGGCGCCTTCGTGGATCTGGTGTGCCAAGGGCCGGACGGTGACATGAGCGTGGCGGTCTCGAAAAAGGCTTCCCCGGAATTTCCGGGTGCGCTTGAGGCCCTTGGGAAGTTGACCCCGAAGAACCTCGATAAGGTCAAGGCGGCGTACTCGTCGAAGGGGAACGCCACGGTGATCCTCTCGGAGGCGGAACAGTTCGGCGCGAACTACTGGACGACCGAGGACGGCAAGGCATTCATGGACGCGCTGACCTCCGAGGCCCCGGCGGTGCAGGGAGACGCAGCATGAGCGAGTACATCTGCATCGACATCGAGACCCGCCCGACGAGCGACCCGGAACTGATCGAGATGGTGCGCTTTGAGGCTGCGAACCGTCAGCCAGCCAGGAACGCCCCCAAGGCGGAGAAGGATTGCTGGGACGATCCCGATATCGTCGCAGGACGGGCAGAGAAAGCGGTACGGGAAACCTCCCTCGACCTACTCTTTGCCGAGGTGCTTTGCGTGGGCGTGGTTACCGACGGCGTACAGAAGGTTGTCGAGTGCTATGACGATGAGTTCGCCGGGTTGGCGAATCTCGCCACCACGCTTGAGGAACTGTCCTCAGCGGACACGGTCTGGGTAGGCCACAACATTATCGGGTTTGACCTCCCGGTGCTGTTGAACCGCTTCCGGAAGCACCAGATCATCCCGCCCCAGCATTTCCCGAACTACGTGGGGCGGTGGCGTGGTCGGGTCTGGGACACCATGCTCCGCACGCCAACGCGCAATGGTCTCGGGCTTGTCAACATGGCCGCATGCTGCCGTGCCTACGGGCTTCCCGCCGCGAAAATGGACACGTGGAGAGGGGAACCCGTGAGCGGGGCGATGGTCTGGGACATGTATCTCGCCGGGGATACGGACGGCATTAGTTTGTACTGCCTGAACGACTGCGTATCAACGGTTGGGCTGTTTGAGCGTCAGACGTTCGGCGGGCAATGGGGAACGATGGATGACCGCCGCGATATTGCTGAGGCGGTGACAGAGATCGAAACCTCGGGCATGAGCGAGTCTGCAAAGGCGCTTACCCTGGTGCGTTTGCTGGATGCCAGCGGGCTTATTCCGCGAATGACGGCCCTGTGATGACCGTCGCTCCTGTCGTTCTCCTTCTGGCCTTCGGGGCTGGGGTTGTGACTGGGCGCATGCTCAGGCCCCGGCCCCTGTGGGCCAACCAAGAATACTGGACTCGGCGGTTCTACCGCCTTCTCGATAAGGACTGATGACCATGACCCGAATGGAACTGAAGCACTCGATTGAGCGCACCTTGATGCAGTTTGGCCTTGAGCCGGATAGCAGGTTCGCGGAGTTGTCCGCCGAGCTTGCAATCACGTTCGATGTTTACAGCGGTCTGCACTCGGCGTGCATCGATGTGGTTGGCAGAGTAGACCAGATCATGACCCCGAAGGCGACCCCATCGAAGGAACTGATCCTGAAGGTGGCGGTCGAGAATACGGTCGAGAACGGGGTGAAATTGGCCCGGATGCGCGAGATGGTAACGGTGTTGGGGCTTGACGTAAGCGCACCGGAACAGATCGTCGAGGGGCAAATCACGCCCGAATTGCCGGGGGTCTGACATGAGTACTCCGAGCCGCATACTCGGGGTCGATCCGCACGTTGACCACCTCACCATCACCGAGTTGATCGGTGGGGTGGTCGCTACATGTCGGACGATCCGACGAGGGAAAGAAGGGAATCCATTCCCGGACTGGATGCGCACACTTTGCGCGGAATTCAAAACCTCCCAAAACTGGCAGGTCTACATTGAAGGCATATACCTCGCGCAGCATGGTAAACAGCGGAAAGAGAACGTTCAGGCGTTCGCCAGCCTCGCGGCGGTGCAAGGTGAGGTCGGGATGGTCTGTCGCTATTACCGCGTCCCCTTAACTGTCGTCCCTCCAACCACGTGGATGTCCGAGGTACTGGGTATCACTCGCGGGCGGGAGGAAATAAAGGCGGCGTCGATGGAACAGGCCCGACGGCTCTGGGCGGTCACCAACGAGCATGAGGCAGATTCTGTCTGTCTCGCGGTCTACGGTTACCGTGACCAACACTACCGGAGGGCGATGTAATGGCGAAACCATCCTTACTCGAGTGCCTCAAGTTTCGGCTGTTGACCGAGCGTCTTGGAATCCCAAGGGTTCAGCTTCTCGGCCACCTTGAAATGATGTGGCTGACCGCCCATGCATCAGGAAACCCGACCTTCCCCTCGTCCCGGCACGTGGAGGCTGCGGCGGAGTGGTCTGGGGATGCTGGCGCGTTCGCTGAGGGCATGACCGAGGAGGGATTCCTGGACACGGAAGAGGATGGATCACTGACGATCCACGATTATCTCGACCACGCCCCAGAGTATGTCAAGGCCCGTTTCAAGGCCCGTCAGAAGGCCAAGGGAAGAAGGGTTCCTCAGGACGATTCGGAAGATTTCAAAAAAATTCTGAAAAATTCTGAAAAGTTCCAAAACGTTCGGAATGATTCTGAAAATTTGGAACCTAACAACCCAATAAACCCAATAAACCGATCCAACCCAATAAACCAAGCCCAACCCGATACAACCGATACCGATACAACCGAGGACGTGGAGGAATCGGATGAAGAAGAATCGGCGGTGGAATCACGGGAGGTGGTTCAGTTTCGGAAATGGGCCGAGCTTCGGAAATCGGCATCGGCTGGCACACATGTAAATACGTTAGCCCAGCCCGTGGGCGCATCGTTGACGGGTCTGGCTCAACGCCTTGAGGCGGCCGCACACGATGGGGCGGAGCAGCTCGTCTCACGGGCGTTACGGGCCGGACAATGCGGGGAGGAGTGGAGGCCTTGGTGGCGGGAGGTCATCTCGCGATTGGGGTCAGACGGCACAGGCGGTCTGTCCACCCTGACGGAGCAGATTGCGCACACCGAGGATGCCCAGAATCCCAGGATGCGCGAGGCTAAGGGAATTGGGCCAATGAAGGATCCGAAGGGATACCTCGTAAAGGCGGCAACGAAGGTCTGCAAGACACACCAAATAAGGTGGCCTTCTTTCCCCGACTGAAGCCGAAACGCGGAACGCGGGGCGAGGTGATTTCCGCCGCGCCCCACATGACACAACGAAGGAACAACACGATGAACCACGAACGAATACTGTTCGCCTATCTCGGCGCAATCCGAGAGCGCGACCGCAAGGAAATCATGGACAGCCTCGACGAGATCGCCTTCGCGAATTTGAACCACGGCCTGTCCTCGCAGGTGGACGCGAACGTCAGGTATCAGGCGGCGGTCAAACGCGCCGTCGCGAACCTGCACCCGAAAGACCTGAGTTACCTCGACGACCGGATCCGGGCCGAGGCGAAGAAGGGAGGCTGGAGATGAGCACGTTTCAGCTTGAGTTCGACTTCGGACAGAGGTGGACAAAGGCCGACAGGCTTGTGGTTGTCCACCACCTTACCGAGCCGTGGTGGATGGTGCTAGACAAGGTCGGGAAACGTGTACCCGGTTGCCCGTTGACAGCCTCCTCAGATGAGGCTATGACGTGGGCAGAACGGAACCTGGGCGTGAAGCCGTATGTGTGGCCCGCAGAGTGGGGCTGGGTCGTTGGGGCAGACTACAAGACACCAACAGGAGCGACGAATGGACACTGAGTTGCTCGATGCACCATTCTCAGAAAGGGCGGCGGCCACCAGGGCGTGGATGACCGACGTGCGCGATCCAGCCGACAATGCACGCGAGGGGAAACGCTGCATCGAATGCGGGCGGGCCTGTGGCGAGTATGACCTCGCGGAAATCCCGTGCGGTTGGGCGTGGAGGGCAGCGGCGAACCTTGGATGGATGGCCGCATTCAGGTCGGGGTGGTCATATCGTGTGGAGCGGACTCGGGATGCCGCCCGTGGCAAGGCGCTAGAGATGTTGGTTGATACATTCTCTCGGTGGCGATGTTATCGCGAGGAGTTTGAGTCTGACATTGCGGCGATACTGGACAGGCTGGATGGTGGCCTGTTCGGCTTCGAGGAGCCAAGAATTGAGGAGAACAGCGATGAGCTTGGATAAGGCAATACGGTCGGGCAAGGAACACAGGCAGCAGTACCCGCCTGGGTCGAAGCGGAACGATGCCACGTGCCGCAACCACGGTAGTTGCCCGTGGTGCAGGCGCGGCAGGCAACACCGAGCGAAACGGCAGCAGCCAGTAGAGGAGGAGCAGAGCGATGAGTGATAGCGCGACACTCGCAGAGGTAGCAGAGAAACTATTCGTGTGCAGTATGTTACTGGAGGAGTGCGGCATGGCGTTAACGCAGACGCAACGCCGATACACGGATCTGGTGACAAGCGTGGCCGCTGCCGTAGAGGCCGTGAGTGCTGCAAGCACAGCGACAAAACAGGTCAGACGGATTTACCCGTGCCCGTACTGCTGCGCGGAGGTAGCGGTGCGCACACAGGTGCATTCGCCATGCGGCCCTCAGTGGTATTGCACCGCGTGCAACGCCACCGGGCCAACACAAGAAACGGTGGAGGCGGTCTATGTGCAGTTGGACGCAATCGCAGACGGAGCAGGGCGATGAGTGAGCGACTTTACCTTAGTTCGGAAATACACACGACACTGACTATCGAATTGTTCGGTCAGCACGTCGAGATACCGTGTACAGGAATCGACAAGCATGCCGTCGGCATAGTCGTAGTGTATGACAAAGAGCCAAAAAAAAGTCTGGCGACAGTCGTGTTGCAGAAGGAGGAGCAGAGCGATGAACGGATATGACGTGGCGATATACAAGGTGTGTCTGGAGAAGGCGTGTGAGGCGGGGTTCCTGGTGGAGTGCCGCGGGGAGGACATCCTGTTGTCGTATCACCGTGGCGGGAATTTCGTTGCGAGGTTTGGAAGTGTGGATGAGTGTTTGACGTATATCAATGGGTACCTGGTCGGGTACGGGGCGATGCCGAACATGGATTATCTGGCGTCGCTGTTGGCGGAGAAGACTGTGTTAAGGCGGATGTTGGAGGGGCTGAAGGAGGGGGCGGTCATCGACCGGATGAGCCTGGAGGAGAGGCTGGAGGCGGTGATGGAGAAGTTGTATCACGCCCGACAAGACCGGGCGTGTATTGAGGAGAGAGATGGGTGAGGGTGTTTTGTGATGAGTGCCGGCGGCAGGCGAATGATGTGTATGCGGGGGAGTGGCGTATGTGTGATGTGTGTGGCCCGACGTGGCGGGCGTGGACGTGGCGACTACAAGCGAGACAACCACAGTATGCACGCACTCGGGTGACATCGAAGTTCTGGTCGAGGAGTACGCACTTGCCGACCCGGCAACGCTCACGCCTGGTGCGCAGCAGTTGCGCGAGCGGGTGCGGATGCTGTGTGACGCTACGCTTCTGGACGTGACTGAGCGGCTGTTGACGGCATGGAAAGAACGCACGAAGGAGGAGCAGAGCGATGAGTGAACACAAGGAGAGTACTGTTGCGCGGCGTGCCGAGATGGCTAATATCCTGCGGCTGTGGGCACAGCGGCAGCACCCCCCGACCGACCTGTCTAAGGTGGTCGGCGCGATGCCAGACCTGCCGGACGGGTTCGGAGAGGAGGAAGCGGAATGCTGAAGGTGATTGATGAGTATGGGCACTGCAACGCGATGCTGGGGTTGTCACTCAGCAAGAACGGCGACCTGCAACGTATGCCGCACATCGCAAAAGAACTGGCATGCATGGACAACGGCCACAACCAGTTTTTGCAACACATTTGCGTGTGGATTGATGTTCGCGCCAGCCGTGGCTGGTGGATTGAGGCCGCGAAATATCACTGGTTGGAGACACAGTCGGAAAGCACGACCCACTCTAAGTGGCCCAAAATATTCACCCGCCCCATGTTCTTCAACGGCCACCTGATCCCGAACCATGTATTCGAGATCTTGAACGACTTGCAGCGGGGCGATCTGCCCGACAGGCACGAGCGCATCATGGCAGTACTCCCGGACAGCTATCTGCAACGGCGGATCTGCACAACGAACTACCAGCAGATCCGCACAATCGTCGCGCAACGGGCCAAGCACAAGCGCGAGGAATGGCAGACGTTCTGCCGGGAAATCCTCGCGCAGTTGGAACACCCGGAATACCTGCGCCGGAAACAATAGCCCACACCGCTCCGGGGTGGTGGCCCGTCGGCCCATTATGCCGCTGGTCTGCCGCCCCGGAGGGATAACACGAAAGAGGGAGATGCAAGTGAGAACATTCAATGCGAAACAACGTCAAGCGGCAGAGCTTGTTCTTGGCAGAACCGGGGATGCTGACCACATTCAACCGTACTCTAAGGGAGGGGAAACAACCGTGGAGAACTGCCAGATCCTAAGCCCGACGGCCAACAGGAAGAAGGGGGCGTTTCAATTCAAGCCACGTCTATGGCAAGAAGAGTTTCTTGAAGCGTGGAAACGTAGGACACAAGACACTCCGTTCATGTTGATCGCCATACCTGGCGGCGGGAAAACAATGGCCGCGCTTGAGGCGTGTAGGCAATGGATGGCGGCTGGGGCAGACAGGCGAGTGATAGTCGTTGTTCCGACAGACAACCTCCGCGAGCAATGGAAGGACGAGGCAGAGAAATTCGGGATCTCCCTTCAGAGCAAGGAGTTCGGGACGGACTTCAAGCACGGGTTTCAGGGTGGTGTGGCAACCTACAATCTGGTGGCGAGTCAACCGTTGGTGTTTCGGAAGCTGTGTTCTGTTGCGCCAACGATGGTCATCTTTGACGAAATTCACCATTGCGGTGATGATGCTGCTTTCGGGCGTGGGGTAACGACCGCATTTGAGTTGGCTAAAGAGCGTCTACTGATGTCTGGCACTCCATGGAAGTCAGATGGAAGCGCAATCCCGTATGTCCGCTATGACGGAAACGGGTACGCTGTGGGTGACTTCTTCTACGATTACCCTCGGGCGCTTACTGAGGACGTTGTCCGGTATCTGGTCTTCGACCACTCCAAAGGCAGCATCACGAACGATTTCACCGGGGAAACGGCAGAAGTCAACAAAGAGATCACTGACGAAGAGGCGCAACAACGTCTGTACAGGATTCTCAATGGCAATGGGGAGTACGTGAGAGAAACGATAACCCTCGCACACAAGCGGCTGACGGAATGTCGCCGCACGATGCCTGATGCAGCTGCCCTCGCGGCGTGCATCGACCAGAACCACGCGAGAATCGTTGCGGGGGTAATCAAGGAGGTTACCGGGTGTGAACCAAGCGTCATTGTCAGTGACAGCGAGTTCGAGAACGACAACGTCCGGGCCTTCAGAAACAGCAAAAAGGAGTGGCTGGTAGCGGTTCGAAAGGTGAGCGAAGGGACAGACATCAAGCGGCTTCAGGTTCTATGCTACCTGACGAACACGACCACTGAATTGTTCTTCCGGCAACTGATAGGTCGGGTATCGCGTATTCGGGGCGGAGAGGATTTCGAGGCATATGTTTTCCTCCCGGCAGACCCTCGCCTGATTCGGTGCGCAGAGAACATCGAGAACGCCCAGGTGCGTGCATTGCAGGAGGAGGGCGAACGGGAAAGCAGGGAGGTTGAGCGGGCTGAACGTCAGCTTGAGATCGGTTCCTACAGCACCACTCATGAAGGGACAGACGTTGCGTTCATTGGAAGTGAGCGGGTATCACTCAATGAATACAGCCGCATCGAGCAGATAGCAGGGGCTGTTTCCCTCCCGATGCAGAAGGTTCTGCAAGTGCTTCAGATGACGGCGTTGTCTCCTCCTTCTGGCCGCGAAGAGACTCCTGTAGTTCAATGCAAAGAGGATAGGATGACCGAACTTCGACGAAGGTGCAACAAGCTGGCAGCTAGTCTCGCCCATAGGCTCGGGGTTGAGTTCAGGGAAGTACACATGTGGTACAAGCCACAATCCGCCATGTCCGAGGAAGAACTGCAATCCAAGCACAAAGACCTATTGGGGAGAATCAGAGAATGCAAGAGCTGAACGACATCGAGAAAGGGCAACTCTGTCAAGCAACCATTGAGTCGTTGTATAGGGTTACTGGCGGACTCAGCAACTTCCCCGGTCTGCTCAAGCGCATCATTGAGACCAAAGCCTGGGAGAAGCGGGTGAGCAAGGGGAAGGTCATCGAGCTTGCGAACCTCCGCGAACTGATCACCGAGAAGCCGATACGCGGTTGGGGCGAAGACCCGAAGAAGGTCGAGGCCGTCATCAAGGACGACCCGGAAGCGTTGGCGATGTTCAGGGAGGCGATGAAGGCGAAGCGCGGCGGAGACCACACTACTGCCGAAGGGAAAGAGCAAGCAAAGCATAACAATGTAATGGATTGCTCTACCGGGGGCAACTCCCGCGCCTACTCCATCGCTCGCGTGCAACGGGAGTGCGACCCGGAGACGGTGAGCGCCGTCATGGCCGGGGAGATGTCGCCGAATGCGGCACTCGTCGCGGCGGGAGTGCGGGAGAACAGGCAGGTCTACATCCCGCGTGACCCGGCGAAGGCCGTTGGGAAACTTGTCGAGACGTTCGGCGAAGGGTTTGTGTGCGAAATGATTGTTGCGTTCGGAATGGAAAGGATTGGTGAATGACGAAGACACAACAGGAATCGTTGGCGCGAGTGATCGCCCTCGGGGAACAGACGGTGGAGCATTGTGATTGCATGCTGGGGCGGTCGCATGCGCTCGATTGGCGGGAGTGGGAGGAACTACATGCGGCACGGGAACGGTTCGCGCATGGCGTGGTTTTGCTGCGGTATATGATGCAGGAGGCGAGTGCATGACGGACGATATGTTTCCGGGTGAGTATGTCCGGTGTGAGGCGTGCGGGAATGGTTTTACGGAGCGGGTGTGGCATTGCGAGACGTGTGGGGCGCATTGGGGCCTCGACGTGTTCGAGTGCCGGGTCTGTCATGGCGACGAGGACGCAGACCTTGAGACCGAAAAGCGCAGGTGGTCGGAGGCCTTCGAGAACGCGCAGGCAACGCTTGCGGATGTCGCGATGCAAGAGGCCACCCAGGGACGGAAGGACGACAGCGGGAAGGCCAGGTTTGACCTTTTGCCGCCGGACGCGATGGATGAACTGGTGCGGGTCTACACGACCGGGGCGCAACGATACGGTGAGCGGAACTGGGAACGGGGCATCCTCTATGGCAGGGTGTTTGCTGCGGCGATGCGTCACCTGTGGGCGTGGTGGCGAGGGGAACGTCTCGACACCGAGAGCGGCCTCCCTCACCTCGCGCACGCCGCATGGAATTGCATGACCCTGTTGGCCTACGAAGTGCGCGGAATGGACGATTACGATGACCGCCCGGACTACTACTGAGAAATGGACGGACGAGATGACCGAATGGTGTGACGAACGGTGTGCTATACTCATAGTAGATGCAGGGCTGCCCGAATCCCGAGCGATACGACAGGCAAAGGCGATGACGCTCGAATGGTTCGCGCTCCCTGAGGAGGTTCGGCGATTTGGAACATCGGCAAAGACTGACGGCGTTCGGAATCAGGCTCAGGGAGTTACGGCACGAACGGGGTTGGGACAGGCTGACACTGGCCGTCGAGGCCGGGTGTCATGAGGCAACAGTGCAGCGGGTCGAGTGCGGGGGGAATGTCACGCTCGATGTTCTCCTCCGTCTCCTTGACGCACTTGAGGCCGACTTGGGGGCAATCCAAAGATGACAAGAAAAGTGACAGATAAAAAGGGCCGGGGCGGTCGCAAGCCGAAACTGTTCGCCGAAACGGTGTCCGCTGCTCTCGTCAAGCACGGCGGGAACGTATCGCGTGTCGCGCAGGAGTTGTGCGTGGCCCGTAATTCGGTGTACAGGTTCATTTCAGAGCGTCCACGGCTTCTGGATATTGTTGAGGACAGCCGAGCAAACCTCATCGACGAAGCGGAAACCTCGTTACTCGCGGCGGTGCGCAGGGGGGAAGCATGGGCGGTGTGCTTCGCGCTCAAGACGGTCGGCAAGGTGCGCGGGTACGTCGAGCGTCAGGAGGTCACCGGGGCAGAGGGTGGGCCTGTAATCGAGATCGTGTTGCCCGGTGAGCGTGATAGCGGCGACACGTAAAAGGCGACGCATTGACGCACGGGCAGACATGCTGTCCGTCTACTGGAAAGCCTACCTCGCGAAACACAGATACTGCGTGCTTGTGGGCGGCGCCGGATCCGGGAAGTCGTGGTTCGCCGCACAGAAACTGGTTGCCCGTCTATTGTCGGAACCGCCCGGACATCGGGTTGTAGTGTGTCGCAAGGTCGCCCGGACGATACGCCATTCGTGCTGGCCGCTCATGCTCGGGTTGCTCGACAGGTGGGGACTCGCGCCGTATATGGCGACCAACAAGAGCGACCACATAATCACCTTCTGGAACGGGAGCGAGATTCGATTCATCGGGCTGGATGATGTCGAGAAGTTGAAGTCGCTCGAATCACCTTCTTCGTTCTGGCTTGAGGAAGCGACGGAAATGACGGAGGCTGATCTGGAACAGGTCTCCCTCCGGCTGCGCGGGGCCACACCCGGGTACAAGCAAATCCTCCTCACGTTCAACCCGATCTCGCAGTTGCACTGGTTGCGGCGAAGGTTCTTCGAGGGGGCGCAATCCGACACGTTTACCCTGCGCACCACCTACCGCGACAACCCACACCTGGATGAGGTTTACCGCCGGGAGCTTGAGGCGTTGCGAGACAGGGATAGGGCACTCTGGCAGGTGTACGCACGTGGGGAGTGGGGCGTACTGGAGGGGCTGGTCTATGACCCGTGGCTCGTCGAGCCGTGGCCCGAGCAGGCCCCGAACGACCGATGGTACGGACTGGACTTCGGCTTCAACAACCCGACGGCGTTGGTGGAAGTGTGGGAGCGTGACCGGGTGCATCGGGTACGGGAAGTGGTCTACGAGACCGGGTTGACGACCGGGGATTTGCTGGCCCGCATGGAAGCGGCTGGGGCGCGACGAGACCGCACAATCTGGGCTGACGCGGCGGAACCTGCCCGGATAGAGGAACTATCCCGTGCCGGGTATCGCGTTCGTCCTGCGCCAAAGGGGGCGGATTCCGTGCGGGGTGGAATCGCCCTTGTTCGGGGGTTGGACATACGAACGGAACCGGGAAGCACGAACATCCTCCGTGAGCTTGAAACCTACAAGTGGGCCGAAGACCGTCACGGGAATCGGCTGGACGAACCGACAAAGTGGAACGACCACGCAATGGACGCGGTTCGGTATGCAATCATGGGGCAGTATCGGAAGGCAAGGACTGCGACCTCCGGGGACGTGTTGAAGGGTCTGGGTATTTTCTGACGAGCGGTTATGTCGAAAATATGTCACACTTTGGGGCAATCAGCACCAATAAGAAAGTGTCATATTGGTACCAATTTGACGTGATAAGGGTCATAGACTGTCTGCATCGGCACGGCATGGGGCCGGAGCCAAGACTGAAAGGGTTCTACGATGCAGGTAACAATGACGACATCCTCCGGGTCGCGGCTGATTCCCGTAACGAAGTGGCCAGAATACCATCCGTGGCCGTCGGTGCAGGGATTGCGGTGGCTCGTTTTTCATCGGAAGTCAAACGGGTTTGCGCGTGCCGTCCGCAAAGTCGGGGGCAGAGTGCTGATTGACGAAGACGAATTCCGGGCATGGGTCGAAGCCCGCAACGCGGAGACGAACAAATAACCCGGTAGGTAAAAAGAAAAGCGTCCCGGCAGTGGGTCTCTAAAAAATGTTGCATATATGCACAACGGGGTTCCGTGATGGTGTGGTATAGTCGCGTGAGATGGATCTCACCACCACCCACATAGACTACGACCTGACCTACGCGAGCCGCACCCGGTGTCGTGATCTCTATGACGGTCTCGCCGCCGTGAAGGCGAAGACGAAAACCTACCTCCTTCAGCACCCGAACGAATCCGATGCGGATTACGCGATGCGGCTGGAGCGTGCGGTACTTGACCCCTACATTAGGAAGGTCATCACGGCCCGTCAGGCCGTCTTGTGGCGCAGGGGCGCGACGCGGGAGGTCGGGAACCTTGTCGAGTACGTCGAGGACGTAGATCTCCACGGGACGCATGCCGATATCTTTTTTGAGCGGGTCGCCCTGAACGCACAGGTGGATGGTATCGCTTGGGTGGTCGCGGACTACACGCGGGCGGACATCGAGCCTCAGACACGGGCCGATGAGTTGCGGGCAGGGATGCGCCCAATGTTCCAGCTTGTCCCAGGGGCCAACGTGCTGGATTGGGACGTGGGTTCCGATGAGCGGCTGAATTGGGCGGTGGTCTCAGAACTTGCCGTCGCGCCGAGAACGCAATGGGGCGAAGCACCCGAAGAGGTGCAGCGATATCGGGTTTGGACTCGCGACGAATGGTTCTTGTATGAGGACTCTGGCGAGGGTACACAATCGGAAATCGATTCCGGGCGACATCCCGTCGGGGAGGTTCCCTTGGTTCCCTTCCTCGGCGAAGGGTACTCAGAATATGCCGGGTATCCCGTCTGCCGGGACGTGGCCCAACACGTGGTCGCCATTTACAACAAATGGTCGGACATGGATTGGTTCGAGCGGTTGTGCAACCATCCCATCCCCTATATCATCTCGCCCGAAAAGCCATCTCCCGTGGACGCGGGGAAGGGGCTTTGGGTGCAAGCCGCACAGGGTATTTCTGTTGCCGTCGGGTATCTCGAGCCGACCGGGGTCGCCTTCGATAGTAGCAGGGAAAGCATCCGCGAACTACAGGCAAAGATTTACTCCCTGTCCCTGGCTCAGGCATATCGGGACACGAAACAGGTTCAATCAGCCGATAGCCTCCGGGAAGACCGCCGGATATTCACATCCTCCCTTGAGGGTGTTTCCCGCCAATACGAAAGCCGAGAGGCCCAATGCTGGGAGTATATGGGCGCGTGGGCGGGACAGACCCCGAGCGTCGAGGTAGTCTACGACCGCGACTTTGACGATTCGGTCATTGAGGCAACCATGCTATCGGCCCTTGCAGATATCGTTGACCGGGGACTCCTGACGCGCAGGTCGTTCCTTGAATTGCTTCGCAGGTCGGATATCTGGGATGGGGACGTTGAGGACGAGTTAAACCAAATTGAGACTGAGGCGCGAGACCGGGCCGGAAGTGCGGCCACGGACGCGCTTGTGAGGCTCCGCGAACTTGAGCGGGGCGAAGATAACGCCGAACTGTAGGCGCAAAATTCAGGCGGGCGAACTGTAGCCCTAAAATTCAGGCAAACCGAGGAAACCATGCAACTGAAACTGAACGAAAACGGACAGCTGATTGATGAGACCGGAAACCCGTTCCAGGTGAACGGGGAAGCCGTGACAGTCGAAGGCGCGAGGACACAAGGCGACGTGGATAGAGCAATAGAGGCGAGACTGGCAAGGGAACGTCAGACGAACGACTCATTGCGCGATGCCGCGAAGCGTGTCCCCGAACTGCAACAGGCACTTGAGGACTCGAACCGCAGACTACGGGAGTACGAGCATGCCGCCGCCGAGGCACAGGAGACGGCACGCAAAGAGGTGCAATCGCAGCTCTCGCGGTATCGGTCTGAGGCCGAGCAGTATCGGACGGCCCTTGAGCAGGAGCGTCAGGGCAGACTACAGACCGAGGTGCGATCTCAGATTCTGAGCGCAGCCGGGAATCGGTTTGTCGCCCCGGACGTGGACGTTGTTCCCCACCTGATGCAGGCCCACAGGCGTGAGCCTGTGCCGGGGCAGGAGGGACAGTATGTCGATCTGTTCGAGGTTCCCGTGCGCAACGACGACGGGACGGAAGCCCGGAAGGCGATGCCGCTTGGTGAGGCTCTACAGACGTGGGCCACACGAAACCCGCACCACGTCAGACCGGAGGGAACCTCAGGGACGGGCGGAAGTGGGTATCGTCCTGCGGGCGGTGTCGGGGCCGGGAGACGCGGTGAGATGAGTCAGCAGCAGAAGTTGGCATTCATCGCCGAACACGGTTTTGAAGGCTATCAGAGGTTGCCCGAGTAGAGGAGCCTGAATGGCAACTACACTCCAAAGCAACGTGGTCATTTACCACGACGAATACCAGGCGGGCATGTGGGAGGAACTCTCCCAGAATGCCAACGCCTTCAACGGCGCGTCCGCGAACGCGATCCAGCTGATCGGCAAGGAGCAGCTTGGCGCGTATTCAAAGGCCGCTTTCTGGAAGACCATCAGTACGCTGGTGGCCCGCCGGGACATCACCAGCACCAGTGCGGCGACCGCCCTCGCGGCCACGCAGAACGATGAGATCAGCGTGAAAGTCCACCGCAAGATTGGCCCGGTAGACGTGGCGTTTGACGCGCTGCGGGCCATCGGCGTTGGCGACCGTGAATTCTCCTTCCAGCTTGGTCAGCATGTTGCAAAGGCCAAGCTCGAGAATATGCTGAACACGGCACTCATTGCCGCTGAAGCTGCCATCGAGGGCAACAGCGCGATGAATAAGGACGTGACGGGCGAGACCACCAAGACGATCACGACCGACTACCTCGTGCAGACCCTCGCGAAGATGGGCGACATGGGGGACAAGGTCGTAGCGTGGGTGATGCATTCCAAGCCGTATTACAACCTCGTCAGCGAGCAAATCACGGCTAAGATCGTGAACGTTGCTGACAAGGTTGTCTATGGCGGAAGCCCCGCCACCCTTGGGCGACCTGTCATAGTGACCGATGCTTCGGCGTTGACCGACGCGAACGGAAGCGCGACCGACACGTACAACGTGCTTGGGCTTGTCTCCGGCGCGGTAACCGTGGTCGAGTCCGAGCAGGAGCAGATCGTTACCCAGACCGTTACCGGGCTGGAGAACCTCGTGCTTCGCTTGCAGGGCGAATTTGCGATCAACGTTGGCGTGTTGGGCTTCGAATGGGATATCGCGAACGGCGGGGCGACCCCGACCGACGCGACCCTCGGCACAACCACCAATTGGGATCAGGTCGCGACCAGCGACAAACACACGGCGGGCGTAAGGCTCAAGTGTCAGTAACCACCAACCCCTGACCCGTAACTGAGCGGGTCGGTTAGCGGGGGAGGTACGCTCCCCACCTCCCCCGCGCATACCAAGGACATCATGCAAGCGTTCATCTATGAGAAACTCGCCAACCACTGCATCCCGGAACTCGTTGCTGGGTTGCAGGCCATCGGGTACTCGACCCGGCTGAAAAACCCCTTCGTGTTCGACGGGCCGGAACCGAACGTGGATTTGGTGGTCGTGCATGGCATTCGGCCACGGACAGGCGGGGCAATCCTCCGGGCGTACCAGGAGCGTGGTGTGCCCGTGCAGGTACTTGAGCAGGGGTACTGGCGCAGGGCCGAGGGATATCGGCAGTATGGCGAGGCCGGGATAAATGTCATCCCGAACGGGCCATGCCCTATCGACCGGGCGCAAACCCAGGGGCTGATTGCCGGGGATCAGGTGGTCAGGCAGGACGGGTACGTGCTGGCAATCGGGCAGGTTCGCGGGGACATGCAGATTCCCGAGGACTGCCGGGACAGCGTCAACGAGTGGATACGGGAACGGGCCTCAGAGGTGGCGGAGCGATACGGGTGCCGATGGGTCTACAGACCGCACCCAATGGTGGAAGCCTCCTCGCAGACACTCGCTGACGCACTCGCCGGTGCGCGGGCCGTAGTTACTTGCACAAGCACGACGGCGTATGAGGCTATGGTCGGCGGGATTCCGGTGGTCTGTCATGCCGACGCGGTCTATACCTCGGTATGTCGGGAGGACATTACCCGGCTTGAGGTGCAGGGATTTTTGAACCGGGTAGCCTATGGGCAATGGCTCCCGGACGAGTTCGCACGGGGGTTGCCGTGGGGTCTACACACTCCTGAGACACGCAACACCAGCAGCACCACCGCAGAGGGCGCAACGCCTTCCCCCTCGGTGGCCCCCGTCGAAGAAATGCCCAAGCGGAAACGCGGGAGACCCCGCAAGAGTGGGTGACACGGTAGACATCACACCGGACGGGCCGCAGCACGACTGGGATGAGGACGACATAGAGAGTCGGTTGCGTGCAGCGTGGGACGAGGTGGCGGTGGCGCTGGCGGTGCGTGACCCGGTGGCACTCGACGGCGCGTGCTGCATGGTGCGTCGGCTGGCGTACATGGCGCGGCGGGAGAGTCCGCCAGTGCGGGTAGAGCTGCGGTGCGGCGGTCGCGGCAGGCCGCTGTACGTACCGGACGAGACTGAGGACGACGGAGAGGTATAACCGTCTCGCGCAGAGGCGCTGAGGCGCGGAGGAATAGAGAATGGCAGACGTGAGTAACGCGGAAGCAATCAGGTTCGTCAACGAGCAGATTAGGCCACTCGCCGAGTCGGTGCGTGCGCTGAAGGCGCGTATCGACGCGGCGACAGTGAAGTGGTTCGGTGGCATCAACACGACCATCGGGACGAGCGCGGATGACGCGATTGCGGACGGACGCGAGGCCGAGGGTGTGTCGCGACTGACCGCGGCAGACGTGACCGGGCTGATGACGCAGTTACTCGCGATACAGGCAACGCTCGACGGCGCGGGTGTGGCCGGAGTCGTCGAGAAACCGTGCGTGCGGACGCTAGAGGTCTCGCTGTAACATGACTGTGTTCTACGTCGATGGCGACAACGGCAACGACTCGAACGATGGGTCTACCGAGGCACTCGCGAAGGCCACTATACAGGCAGCAGTGAATGCAGTCACGGCAGACCGCGATGTGGTGTACATCCAGAATAACGGATCGACGGTGTACACCGAGCAGGTGACGTTGCCAGCATATGGTGTTTATCTCATAGGGTATGGCACCACGATTGGCGATAATGTGCGTGCCGTCATAGATGGGGAAGACACGCGCACGTACTGCATTTATCAGTCCACTAGCGATGAACTGTTTCTCTACAACATGGAGATCCGAAACGCGACATCACACGGCTTGTCTACAGTAGGTGCTGGTAAGTTATTTAACGTACACGCACATGATAACGGGGGGGATGGGCACCGTGTTACCACGGGCAACGAACATCAGGCGTGGTTTTTCTGCACGTTCAACGACAATGGTGGCAACGGGCTATACAACCTAAACGGAAACGCAATTCCTTCGCCAGTATGGTATTGCGATTTTTACAATAACACCGGACATGGGGTGTTTGGTTACATTCTTATCGCGTATCGTTGTCGTTATGTGAAAAATAATACTGGTGCATACATTATTTCTGGAAACGGATTCCAGATTCAGTGTATCTTTGACAGTAATGCGCAACACGGGGCATACGGGTATTACACGCATTACTGCGACTGTATCTCCAGCAACAACGGCTCGTATGGCTATGCAACATGGGCTACTCCATCATATGTACATCTCGTAAATTGTAACGATTATCAAAATGTCAGCGGACGTAATAATCGGTCTGTAGCAGAAGACTTAGACATTAACCCCGTCTCGACTAACCCAGACTTCATTGCTCCGTACTCAGTCACGAATACGGATCTCGCCGATCTCGATTACCATGTGGGCGCGTCGAGTGACTGCGCCGATTATGCCTCATATATCGGTTGCCTGAACACGAATGCGGCGGCAAAGACCATGCACGACCTTGGCGCACAGGACAGGCAAGATCCAACAGTTGGGGTCAACAGATCCCTTGGTCGCTATAACAGGTTCGGAGTATTCCCATGAGTACCAGACGTGTGGTTAACTACGATACAGGCAAGACGCTGAAGGCGATCATCACGCGCCTGACCGATGGGTACGTCTGGAACACCAGCGGCACCCCGGCGTTCGAGACGTACAATGCGTCGAACATCGCCAACTATGGCGTTGCTCTTACTGAGCAGGGCGCATCCGGGAGGTACGTCCTGACCATGCCCTCACTCGCGGCAGGGGTCTACGACCTTGATGTGCGGGTGCTGACCGGGGCCAGTCTGGCGCAGTCTGATACCCACGTGGCTGGGGGCGTGGTCGAGTGGGGTGGCAGCAAATTCGGGGCGAAACTTGGGCAATGGAAACACACGCTGGACAGCGGTTCGTCTGGCGTTGACACGGTAACAGTAAGCGAGGTATAGACATGGCATTTTCAACGACAGCGAAAAACAGCATGCTGGGGGCGATCACCCCGGACCAGATGCAACTTCATTCCGGCGATCCCGGTGCGGCGGGTACAAGCAACGCAGTAGGCAGCAAGACTGCGTGCAGCTTTGCTGCGGCTTCCAGTGGTTCTCGTGCCCTGTCCGCGCAGGTCAACTTCACTGGCTTGGGTGCGTCTCAGGCGGTGAGTTACTTCTCTGTCTGGGGTAGTTCCGGTACGGTATTCCTCGGCAGTGGCACGCTGACCGGAGACAGTGCTGCTAATGCGTCTGGCGAGTATTCCGTCACGACCAGCACTACCCTCAGCCTGAGTTAAGCATGTGGCTACCGAGACCTTCACTACCAGCGGCACTTGGTCAAAACCTGCGGGCGTAACGTCTGTTACGGTCGAGTGCTGGGGTGCTGGAGGTGCTGGTGGTTCAGGCAGCAACAACGGTGGAACGGTTTTTGGCGGTGGCGGTGGCGCGGGTGGAAACTACGCCCGTTCCACCCTGACCTACAACAGTGCGTCCCAGAACATCAGCTACACGGTTGGTGCATCCCAGAACACTGGTGGTGGCGGGGCCACGTATTGGAACACCAATCAAGTTTTTGCAAACGGTGGTGCTGCTGGAAACAATGCTTCTGGTGTCGGTTCCGGTGTTGGTGGCACGGCATTTTTATCCTCTGATATCGGAACGACTAAATATGCAGGTGGATCTGGAGCGTCTGGAGTCACCAATAGTTACGGTGGAGGTGGGGGTGGTGGAGCAGGGTCATCTGGCGCGGGTGGTGCAGCCTCTGGCAGCACAGCGGGTACAGGTGGCTCTGGTGGCGGCGGAAACGGTGGCGCGGGAAGTGTTACGCCAAACACTTCCGGGGGTAATGGGACTGCCCCCGGTGGGGCAGGTGGTGGCGGGTATCGCACGTCCTCCCGATCGTATGGTGCGGCTGGGAAAATAATCATCACCTATGAGACTGCATCGATTCCTACTGGAAGCGGGTCGGTGTCCGGGACAGGCACCCTGTCTGCCACGGGCGACATGCCCCCGCAGGATGGATATGGGTCCGTCTCAGGCACTGGGTCGCTGTCGGCGACGGGCGCGTCTATCCACTATGGCAGTGGGGATGCGTCTACCTCCGGGGTGCTGTCGGCTACGGGCGATATGCCTCCGCTCGATGGATACGGAGACATCTCCGGGACAGGCGCACTCGCGGCGACGGGCGATGCGCCGACGATCATGGCGGCGTATCCCAAGACACGTGCGAACGCCTACCCACACACCTATGGGCGCACAACGTCTCAGGCGGCGTCTCCGACTGGGTATGGGTCTGTCTCGGCGACCGGGGCAGTTGCTGGTGTCGGACGGGCAACCAAGTCCGCTTATGGGTCCATCCTTGCGGCATCTGGGTTGGTCGCCCTGGGTGACGCCCCACCCAACACGGGCAGTGGGACTGTCTCGGCCACCGGGACACTGTCGGCAACGGGGAAGGCGTCCCATTATGGGACTGGGTCCGTTTCCGCCACCGGGACACTGAGTGCGACGGGTGTCGCCCCCGCTATAGGTGCTTCCGAGGGCTATGGGTCCACCTCGGCCACAGGAACCCTTGCGGCCATGGGCCTGTCTGTACGGTACGGGGTCGGTAGCGTTGCGTCTATCGGGGCGCTGTCGGCCACAGGAGATATGCCGCCGCTCGACGGGTATGGGGCGGTCTCTGGTGCGGGTGTGCTGTCGGCGACAGGAGTCCACCTCCCAAAGGGCACGGGCACACTCACCTCTATGGGCAGCATGGAGGGGGTTGGGCAGACCCCGCTTATTGTCGCTTTCCGGCCCGTATGGGCACAACATGCTACGGTGGTATTATGATCCGAAACTATGCAGGACAGACGGTCAGCTTCCAGATGCTCAGCGTGACGACGGGTGCTGCCATGACCACAGGCACCCCCACTGTGATGGTCTCCTTGGACAGGGCAACTCCCACTGTGGGCGCAGGAACGTGTACGCACGCAGGCGACGGGGCGTGGGACTACGCGCCCACGCAGGCGGAGACCGATGGTGCGCACTGTCGGTACACCTGTACACTGGACGGGGCGATCACGCAGACGGTGCAGGT